GGGCAGGGTAGCTGCTCTGCGATTTCCACTCGTTAGAGTGAAATTTTGCTACCCCGTAGGTTTTTAAGCCCACCCCCCCGCTAATGTGCGGGGGCCCAACGGCGTTTCAATGTGACTGCGCCGTGCAGTGCAGAACGCACTAAGTGTCGTTCATCTACACTTTGGACCTCCTCTAAGGAGGCCAGAGCAGAGAAGCTCGAGACTAGTACGGCCGAAAGGTCTGCATTGACATCGTGCTTCACCATCCTGTCTTTGGACATCTTCGTCTTAGACATTTTGATGAAACACTTCATCATCGCAGCCCACCCATCCAGCTCATCAGAGCGATGAACCGGGCTCGGTACCCAGCCCCATACTTCTGGGGACTGGTAATTTGAGGCATTGGTAGAATGGTTCTTTTTAGTTAACCATCTATCAACGCTCTCATAACCAAGGAAAGAGTAACGGCCCAATACCGGACTGGTCTCTCGTACGTAGGGCAGAGGCCCTAAGTACCGCTCACATTTCTTGAACATGAGCGAGGCAGTCTGCCAATATCCCTTCAGGTAGAAGAGATTAGCGGTAGCTACCCACGAGATCAGATTCGGATATTGTCGCTTGTTCTCAGGAGGCGTTTGTCTGATATACACGGGTGTAACCCTGTAACCAGCAAACGCATCAACACCACATGACTCTCTGAAGCTTCCGCTCAAGAAAGTCTTATTGGAGTTTACCTTACAATTGTTCTTTTGTAGGTAATCGAGAACAACTTCCGCATTCGCGCTAGGAACGATGATATCATCTCCATAGACGCGTATTCCCCGAGAAACCTTATTGATGTTTTTCTGGGAATAGGAAAGGCTATTGCTATCCAACAAGGCCACTACACAAATCGTGTAGAAGAACATGGCCTCAATGGGGAAGCACAGAGCACTACCCATAGAAGCAAATTTTCTGAGAGGGTCAATTATTTGGCCATCAGGCATTTGCGCCTTTGTCGAGCGACATGCTAAGATGCAATCGTGAAGATCACTATTGCCTCGAAACATCTCCATTGCCAGCGACAGAGGAACTCTATCACTAGCTTCGGAAAGGTCAATGGTCGAATATCGACCCGTTCTCGACGCTTTCAAAGCTAAACGTTGGTTAATCGTCTGGTCGCGGAAATTAATCCGGCGACTAGTTAACCAATAACCCTCGATCCTATCATAGAGATAGTCGCGGATCCCCTGCTGCACATATTGCATGCAGACGGGTTCGATAGCTATGATACGGGGAGATTTCAGCGTTTTTGGGACGGTGATAACCCTTACGGGTTGCTCATCGTCCTCTGGAATAACCGATACAATTTCGAGCTCCTCACTATAACTCGGGGTCCCTAACGGGTACCCATTGTCTATAATGGGGAAGTAAGGCTCGAGACGGTCATGCCAGCGTCGCCAAACGTATTTCTGGTTACCAGAGATACGGTCGGCAGTTGCACCCGGACCATGCGATGGTATAATATGCTGGGGATCAAAATCCCTAACCATATTATCCCAGAGCAAACGACTAACGCGGGAAAATTTCCGCGATAAATCGTCGGGTGCTGAAAACGTCTGGAAATCTTGCTCGATCTTCGTAAAGCTCCGCAGCGCTGCTTGCACTCTTTTAGGGGTGCACGCAAGTTCCACTTTCTTGAACGTACAACATATTTGTCGTACAGATTCAACGACAGTTGGAATATCGCTGGGAACGTCTCCAGCAACGTTGTTACAAGTTGTAGGGGATTCATACGAGGTCACCTTTCCTGTCTTTTGGTTGAAAATTAGACTGAGCATACCTTGCAAAAAAGCAGGGATTGCTCCACATTTCTTGAAATTTCGGAAATGTGCTGAGTCTATAGCTCCGGTCGCGAGTGCTCTTTCGAAGTCACTCGCGAACTGAGGCAGGGCGATCGTTAAAAACGATAAACCCTCATTCTCAACCCGTGATTCGATTGTTTCCAAATCACGTAAAGCAAAGACGTCAGCGGAACATTTGGCACAAGCGTCTATATAGACTGCTCGTACCACCTCTAGGTATTCACTTGCGCTGCTTTTCATGCTACCCCCTATATAAGGAGGATGGCAATCAGGCCTCGCTTGCAGAATATCTTACAAAATCCCTCGCTATCGAGGGAGCAAACACTTTACCTGCTACTATCACCCTAGTAAGTAGTTAACTACTAGGGAACCAGAAGGCTATCGGGAGCTATTCGCACGGTCGAGATTTTTCTCTTCCATACGAGTATTATGCTCGTCGATCAACGCGAGGTGTTCATTTTTCATGAAACGCCTCTCGAGCTCGGTAATTAATATACCGAGTCCAACTGGTGCCAGCTGTTTGAAGATGCCTTTAAGGGCCTTCTTCGATGTTGGGAAACCCAACTTCTTGGCTTCTGTCTGTTTAGACATGATAGTCAACTTTCTCCTTGGTATATACCAAGGGTTTTGTACCCACTCGGGTATATTTGGCTGGAGTTAAGACTCCTGTCCAAGGAGTTTTCCAAGGGCAGTAGCATCAAGCCACACCTTAAGTGCGGCCCACACGTCGCCCATTTGTGTCGGAGTAAAGCCAAAATTTGGCCTATCCAGCACGACTTGGAAGCTGAACGAATCATTCTTGTTGGAATTATCCAACGGATTCGTAACCACTGCCTCGAAATCGACGCGCACGAGAGATCTCATGCGGTCATCCTTCGCGGGAGTGTGCCGAATGGCAAGCTTAATAAGACCGTCCGAAGTCTGATAGGAGGCAGTAGTGCCCTCCTGACGGATTTTCGGCATAGTCTTAGCGACTGATGCAATGGTAAGTGTTTGTGGATCTGCAAACAAAGGTTGATACCTCCAAGGTATTGGAGAATTAATCTAGTTCCAGGTCGTAACTTTCTCAAGGAAACAACTTGTAGAAAGAACTAGAGGATGCTTAGCGCCGCGCAAGACCAGGATTTCTGGTAATGCCTAAGGACGCTAAGATTGCTAATCTCCGTGGGGTCAAATTTTCCCACGTGAGGTTAAATCCATACGGACTATCTGCACTAGCGCGTTGTTTAGATTCGAACGATCGTTCGAACTTCAGGACACGAAGTCCCGAATGTAGCGGGAGCGATATCTCTATCGTTCTCACTAACCTTCGCTTCGCGGTAATGTAGAAGTATTCGGCCGCGACTTGATCGAGAAGTGTATCTGAAAGACGCTCTACATAAGAGCCGAGATTCGATACCCAATCGACAAGCCACGTCCAAGGAGTTGCTTGCCAAATATGATGTGGGTTCACCTCTAAGCCGTATATTTTAATATACCGCATGACCTGTTTCCAGGCGGATGTATAATCCGGGAGAGTCACATCAAATTCGGGACGATAAAACCGGAACTTCCCAGCAGCATGTATTGAGAGAGTATCTCGCTCAGTTACACGCCAGTGGGGAGGGCTCTGGAAAAACTCAGAAGACATGTTCACGGGAAAACACGGAATCGTATAACTAGTTGCGTTATACGCCGGATTTTCTTCATGAACAATTCTGAAATTATCGTCTTTTACAACTTTGACCCGTCTCCTAACCCACTTCCCATTCTCATCAGTCAATTTTTTGATGTGAGCGGAAGCGTCGAAATATGCATTCCCAAAGGAAAGTATATCTCCGATGAAAGGAGCCCAACCAAATTGATGGTTGAGGAATTGGTCGGCTATAGCGCCAGGTGTCATCTTAGGAGATGAAATTTGAGCGCCATGCAGTACCGTAATGTTGCCAGACCTCATAAAGGTTTGGAAACTCTTACGATACTCTTCCCCAAAAAGGGAAGCGGTTGACTCTAGCATTCGAGTGCCATCCTTAAGTTCCTTAAGGAAGACATAGAGGCTAGACAACTCCAGTTTAGGCTTGGCTTTATGCCAGGCCCGGTCAAAGTAGGCAGCCACGTCAGGTAGGAACGTATTGTAACTGGCATAAAATTCAGCGGCAAACCCGCCGCCGCCCCAAAACGACAGTGGAGGTACACAAAACCCTCCATCATATCGTCGGGTGTTATTCCAGTTATATATTGAACCTATCTCGCTGATACCCCCTGAGGGGTAACCAGTGTTAATACGCATGTGCAAGAACGGACCACCGGTACGATACCAGGACTTTCCAGTCCTGGGATCTTTGACGGGTTTACCATGGAGTTCATCCATAGTATACTCATCTTCGATGCATCCGTGATCAGGCGCATAAGAGACGGGAGAGTAGGGAGGACCCCACCCAAAAACGACAGGTACTCCATTTTGGAAACCAGTGACTAAGTCACGATAGCTTCCAAGGGTTATAGGAGTATACTGCGCGTCCCAAGTCGACCCACCCGGATAACCGGGCAAGGGTTTTATTGGAACAAACCGTCTGCGTAATCGTGGAACAGCCATTAGCTTTTCTCCTGTTCGTATGGAACAATCAATTGTGGTCTAAACCAATTGCGGGGGCAGTACACCTCTTTCGAGGTGTTATAGCCTTTCTGCGATTGATTGTGGTCATAAGAGACATCATCCCTGACGTCCCAAGAGGCTCGCGAAGAG